TTTCTTTTATCATTATTGGTTACTGAAGTTACTGGATACTTGGTATCGTAACCTTCCACTGCTGCATCAAAGTATGTTACTGAGAAATTAGAATCAACTTCTAATCCTGCTGCAACAACAACTGCTCCTGATTTGTTTTTTACTTCAGTTGTCTCATAATGATGTATGGCATTTATCTCTGTAAAGGTGCCATACTTGTCTAACAAATAGTTCTCAAAATTTACTTGAGTCATTGGCCATTCATCATATACATTAAGAATATTATTTGACGCCAGAACTACCCAGTCAAGATTTGGATCTCCATATAATTCTTGAGCAACATTATCTGGTCTATCGTTGCCTCTGACTTTATACTTAGTGAAGATAGCAGTTTGTTCAATAATATCTTCTCTTAATTTTCCTTTCTTGAAAAGATTTTTTACAGGAATATAATCAGATATCCTTGCATCAGGAAGTCTGCTGACATACTCAAAATCTGGTAACTGACTGAAGTAGTTTGACATTAGAATCCGATGCTTGCGTCGTTATCGTTTGGATAATCATCATTAAAGACGGGTTCAAGTTCTGTAAAGGACATAGATATTTCGTATGCAACTGGAATACCATCAGAGTATGTTGCATAATTTCCATTAGGAGTATAGTTGACACCGAATCCTTGTAGTGCCACCTCCTTAAACATATTCAAACCTCTATGAAGTTGTCCATCTGCTCCTCTATGTAGGTAAGCAATTCTAAAAGTATGAGGAGACTTCAAGAACAAGTTACTTGAACTTCTAATTGGTGCCATTCCTTGCTTAAAGAAGCGAATAATTTTGATAACTTCTTTTGATTCGTCAGCACTTCTAGGTGTAAGTTTAAATTTAAAAGAGAATGGTCTTAATGCGGGACCCTTGAATAAGAGTTCCATATTGGGGTTAAAAACATTACCAGTAAGTCTTGGCAACAGTTTGTCTACACCAGCTGCTTGTGCTGCGAATGCCATACCAATAGCAGTGCTAGATTCGTCTTTCTGATCAAAAACTTTTTTGATCTCTCCAAGTCCTGTTTTAACACCTTCACCAAGACCATCAAATATTGCAGATGTAGCAATATTTGCTTTTGCCATGTCAAAGATTGTCATGCTACTGCTACCCCAGTCGCATTTATTCTGGTCGGATATTCCTGCAGTAATGGGGAGAACTACTGATCCAATTGATGCCCTATCTGCACCTTGTCTTCCTGAATTATCCATGCCAAATCTTGCGGCACTGAATTTATTAGGAACATACTTATACATGTCAAATTTCATGACATCCATTGTTAGACTGCCAATGTCTAATGGATACCTACAATTCGGGAATTGCTCTCTTGTTCCTGCTGCGGAATCCATATTCAAAGTATTTTCACTACCCTCTGCTGGTTTGGTATCATTACTTTCATTATCATTAGTTGCTTTATTTGGTTGCCCTTGGGCCCTATTATATTCTTCCGTTTCTTGAGACTTCTTAACGAAATCTCCCCTCATAGATTCCATCTGAGTCTTTGAGGCTGCGTTTAGTCTTCCTTGGTTTTGTTTTACTTTTCCAGAAGCCCGATCATTAAATTTCCAGTTATTTACACTCTCTCTTGTTGCAATGACTCTTCCACCCTGTCCCTGAGCGTTACTATACTGTAACATATCAACATGATAAGTCCCATCTCCCAACTTCGTTGTTCTAGTGGCAGTATAGATTGTTTCTTTATTGTTACCCTGCCCAATTTGTACAGGACTAATCTTACTTGTTACAACAGTCATCTAAAGATGGTTTTTATTTATTTAGTACCCGTAATCCATATCTTAACGATAGTAAGTCGTCAAGTTCTTCTTGCTGAACAATATATACCTGAGTTCCTAATTCTTCCCAAGTGTATTGTCTATACTTTCTGAGGTGGAAATTTATACCACGAAATCCCCAGTTGAATAATTCTGTTACTGCAACCAATGGGTGTTGATCGTATTCAATATTTGGAGTCTTTGCAAAGTATTTGAAAGTGCAGAGGTTTCCTGCTTCGGGTATAGGTGTTACTGTATCATTTAGTGCATACATTATCAATTCCATTCTTTCACTGAGATCCATCTCAGATTTGATGTCTTTGATAACTGGTTCGATACGGTTCATTTGAGACCTAGTTCGTCTTCGGTGATTATCTTAAACTGAATTCTTCTGTCTTCGCAAAACTCAGTTGCTGCTTTCCACTTTGCTTGGTTAACGGCATATGTCTTACACTCATAGATGTAAGATTTAGTCACTCTTGATTTTTTCTTTGGTTCTACCGTTTGTTTCTTTGGTTTTACCTCAATTACATAGGTCTTAATTTGACCTGTACTTTCTTTTACTTTGATGATAAAATCTGGAAAGTATCGATGAACTCTTTTGTCTAGTGGAGAGATGTATGGTATCCAGAATTCTTCACTACCCCACTCTAAAATATTATCGTTTAGATCACACCATTTACAAAACCTTCTTTCCCAACTACTTCTACAGATAATATTAGACGGATCACCCTTATACTTTTTTGGAAACGATGGTTTGTATTTACTCTTGATACTTTCTGCCATACATAATATATAAGGTAAAAACTATTTATAAATGCCTAACATAAAAAAGGTATCCGATATAAAATCAGCACTGCTTAGACCTGCTCTGACTTCTAACTTTGAAGTCAAGATTGCAATACCTGCAGAACTTCAATCTTTTGTTGGCACTGAGCAAGATAATTTAAATCTTAGTTGTTCTGATGCATCTCTTCCAGGATCCTCCATTGCAACAATGGAGAGTCTTAATGATCATACAGGTGTAACTGAGAGACTTGCTCATAGGAAAATGTATGATGATAGAATTGATTTTACATTCTATGTCGATGCCAATAAGTATTTTCCTATCAGATTCTTTGAGAAGTGGATGCGATATGTAGTTGATGAAGATGATTTAGCAGATACACAACGCGGAACTCAAGCAGGTATAGATAAAACTTCTCCAAGTTATCATTATAGAATGAGATATCCTGATGGAACTAATGGATATAGAGTCGATGGAGTACAAGTTATAAAGTTTGAAAGGGACCATAAGCAATCTTTGACATATACATTTGTCAAAGCATATCCGATTGCAGTCAATTCAATGCCTGTGTCATATGATTCCTCCAGTCTTTTGAAGTGTACTGTGTCTATGTCATACATTAGATACTTTATTGGAGATACGTCTGGCGCTCCAACTGATACACCAACCGTATCTACTAATGCTCAAAAACCTGACGTAAAACCAAGTTCAGAAGTACCAGAACCTCTGAAGAAATCTTCTGAAGTTATTCAGAACACTGGACCTCAAGGGGAGGGTCTTTATGACTCTGCGACTGGAGAGAGATTGCTTTCTACAGAAGAGCAAATTATTAATGATGGTCAGGTTGGAGATAAAGTTGCTCCAGCATTGGCAGCAGAACTTCAGGCGTTTGCTGACGGTAGATAAAGTTAAAAAACCCCAATAAATAATCACACTGAAATACATCTATAGGTCATTATGCCTTTACCAAAGATTGCGACTCCCACGTATGAGTTGACACTACCTTCAACAGGAAAACCAATTCAGTATAGACCTTTCCTAGTCAAGGAAGAAAAACTTTTGGTTCTTGCTCTTGAGAGTGAGGACATGAAACAGATTACAACTGCTATCAAATCTGTTATCAAAGGTTGTATTCAAACAAAAGGTATCAAAGTAGAGACTCTACCTACCTTTGATATTGAATATCTCTTCCTTAACATTCGTGGAAAGTCTGTTGGTGAAGAAGTAGAAGTTTCTGTTATTGCACCCGATGATGGGGAGACTGAAGTCAAACTAACTATTGGTTTGGACGAGATTGAAGTTAAAAAGAACGACGATCATACTAAACAGATTAAACTTGATGATACTTTGATGATGGAAATGAAGTATCCTTCACTGGAGCAATTCATTTCTAGTAACTTTGATTTTGCTGAGAAGAATCAGATGGAACAATCGTTTGATTTGATTGCCTCTTGTATTGATAAGGTCTATAGTGAAGAAGAAGTCTGGGCAGCAGACGACTTTACGAAGAAAGAAGTAAAAGAGTTCCTTGAGCAAATGAACTCCAATCAGTTTAAGCAAATTGAATCTTTCTTTGAGACAATGCCTAAACTTACACACACAGTGAAGTTTAAAAATCCTAAGACCAAAAAGGAGAACGAAATCGTTCTGGAGGGACTCTCAAGTTTTTTCGCCTAGGCATGATCCATATGGATCTGGCTAATTATTATCAGTTGAACTTCGCCTTGATACAGTACCATAAATATTCATTAACCGAGATCGAAAACTTGATACCTTGGGAACGCGATATCTATGTTGAACTCTTAAGAGCACATCTTGAGGAAGAAAAGTTAAAGCAAGAACAGTCAAAGAATGGCGGTTACTAAGTCTACCGATCCTATTGATATCCTCCTTGAGATGGGTATTGACCTCGACAATTTGTCGGAGGAAGAGGATTATCTTAGTGCCTTAAAAGAAGCGATTGCGACCATTGAATTTAAGACAGGTGGTAAAGGTGATGAAAGAAGTGCTGCCTTAAGAGAAGAAGTAATAAAGGTAAGAAAGTCAAGGAAGGCAGCAGACTCAAAGTTTAAAGAAAAGAAGACAACGATAAAACCAGAGAATCTTTTTCAGAGAAGACTTGCACCAAAACAGAATACACTTCCTTCCGTTGGTGCAATAGTTCCATATCAAGCACCTGATGAAGAGGAAGGTGCGAAGAGGAAACGTTCACCGAGAAAGAAAACTAGTGATCCCTTAAAAGATATTCTAAAGTCGGTCAATTCTATATTGGCAACTTTAAAGGGTCAAAATAAAGTAACGAAGAAGCAAGCAGAAAGAGATAGAAAAGATGCTGAAAGAGCAAAGAGAGGTGCTCAAGAAGATGATTTAGAAAAAGCTCCTTTAAAGAAATTCTTTGATAATGCAAAGAAACTTGCAAAACCTGCAATTGGTTTCTTTGAGAGCATCATGAATTTTATTATGAAGGTTTTAATCGGCAGATTGTTGGTTAAGATACTTAACTGGATGGGAGATCCAAAGAATGAAAAGAAAATGAAGGCAATAATGGACTTTTTTAGAGTCACATGGCCTGCATTCCTTGCTGCATTCTTAGCATTTAAGTTTGGTCTAGTTGGTTTTATTGGCAACTTAATTAGCACCATTGGTAGATTCATTCCTAGAATACTTAGATTAATTCCTAAGATGCTAAAAGGATTAAAAACCCTAGCAATGGGTAATCCTTTAGCAACCGCAGCAGTTGCTGTTGTTGCTGGCACTGCCATTGCTGCTGTAGCAGCAAACCAAGATGGAACTGCTGTCATCAAAGATCCAGATGATCCAGACAAGTCTCACGCAGATGAGATTAGAGAATTTGGTGGGATGACAGGTGCTCCCATCAGTGCAGATATGTTAGGGTTTAATTTGGGAGGACTTATTCCTGGAAGTGGTCCTGATAAGGATACTGTACCAGCAATGCTCACACCAGGTGAGTTCGTTATGAGTAGAGGTGCTGTTCAGAAATATGGATCAGACACTCTAGCAGGAATGAATGCTATGGGTGGTGGAACAAATGAACCTAGCAGCATTGGAACGATTCTTGGATATAATGGTGGAGGTTTGGTTGATGAAAAACCAGAAAGACCAAAAACGAGTGCAACAGATGGTAGTGGTTCTCCT